GCATCGCACAGCATGGCTGAAACCATCATCAAGCGCGCACCGGAGGGTGCCAGACCCTATCTCAGGGAAATCATGGACCGCTGGACGCCGGCCCCGGGCGAGGGTCGCTACACCGGCGCCAGCCTGGAGGAGGCCCGCCAGAACCGCGAGACCGAGTGGCTGCGCCGCTACGGCAACATCCTGAATAAGCACGGGCTTGACCCGCGCACGATGACCAACGAGGAAAACGACATGATCCGGCATGTCATGACCACCGGGGAAGACCGTTTTCCGACCGATCCGCTTGACCCGAACTCACCGACCAAACCGATCCCGGCGAACCTGATCAGAGTGGCGGGCAAGGACGGCCTGCGGCCCCTGTTGGACGAGGGCTGGGCTACCAGCGATGCCGCGGGCCTGGACACTGGCTACGCCAAGAGCGGATATTTTCCCCGCCTGTGGGACATCGCGAAAATCTTCGCCAACCCGGCACGGTTCCGCGAAGCTGCGGGCAAGCTGCACGCGCTGATATTCGACCAAGAGGTGGGCGCGCCTGGGAAAGACCCGACCGCGTTGCTGGAAAAATGGACCACGCTGTCAGGCACCGATCGCGACAACGCGCCGGCGGAACTGGCCACCCAAATGGAGCAGCTGGCCAAGAGCATGCGTCGGCAGCGGCAGATCGAGGAGCAGCTGAACACGCCGTTCTCATCGGGAAACCCAGTCACGCTGCGTGCCGAGCTGGCCGCGTTAAAAACCGAAATTCAGCAACAGGCCGAGGCCGCGCATGCGTTGCTGCGGGACCACATCGCGGAGACCGCGTCCGGCAACTGGTTCGCCCGGTTGATGCGGGCAGGGCACCATGATTTCGACACCGTGGGACCATCGGGCAAATACCTCAACGCCCGCGTGCTGCCGCCGGAGACCGACACTATTATGCGGGAGTTCCTGCGCACCAACATCAACGATGCGATCCCCAATTACCTGATCGCGGTGGCGCGGCGCACCGCCGACGCCGAACGCTTCGGCGCGCACGGCGAGGACCTGGACCGGTTGCTGGATGCCGCGGCACGCGTGCCCGGCATGGACGGCAATGACCTGATCCAGTTCGAGAACCTGACCAACAACGTCAGGGGCCGGATCAGCTATCGGAACCTGGGACCCCTGCAGAAGATCCACAACGCGATACAGACCTACGGTGCGGTCGTGACCATGCCGCGTGCCCTGTGGGCGTCGCTGGCCGAGCCGATGAACGGGGGGCTGGCCACCGGTGAAATGCGCGTCCCCTTCAAGATCTTCGCCAGCCAGTTCGGCCAGCTGATGCGCACGGCCTCGTCGCGTGAACGCAGCGAGCTGGCCGATTTCCTCAACGTCACCACGTCACCGATGCACGACACCGTCATGCTGTCCCGCATGAGCGCGGACTATTCCGACAGCCCGCTGCTGAACCGGCTGATGGGCTGGTATTACCGGGTGACCGGACTGACCCAGCTGACCAACTCGCAACGCATTGGCGCCACCGCGGGAGGTGACTGGTTCCTGAACAAGCTGGCGCAGCACTATCAGGACGAGGGGACCGACACAGCCGCGGTGAACCGCAGGGACAACGCCACGCGCTGGTTCCGCGAGCTGGGCCTGAATGATCCGATCCACGCCGATTTCGCCAAGTGGATGACCGACAAGAACGGTGCGCTGCCCAGTCCGCACCAGCTGCTGACCGACGCCACGGGCATGGCCGGGGCCTATGGCCTGGCGATGCGCCGACTGGTCAACCGCATCATCCAGCAGCCGACCGCGGCGGATCGGCCGATGATGGCGCGGGTGCCGATCATCGGGCTGGCGTATCAGCTGATGCACTTCAACTACCAGTTCGCCCGCAACGTGCTGAACCCGGCGATCGGGCAAGTGGAACACGCCTACAGCCGCGCCAGGGCGCAGGGCAGCGGACGCTTGGGCGCCACGGCGGTGGGGGCCGGCGCCGCGGTGCATGCCGCCTCGATGGCCGGGGCCATGGTCGGCGTCGGCCTGATGACCACCATGGTGCGGCAGGCGCTGTTCGCCCCCGACCAGTGGAAGAAGCACGAGGAGGACGGCGACCTGTGGGACTACCTGCTGGGGCTGGCGATGCAGCGGTCCGGCCTCAACGGCACGCTCGACCCGATCATCCAGGTGGCCACCAACCTGCGCTATAACGCGGACCTGAGTTCCCTGCTGGATGGCGCGTCGATGAACTGGATCGCGAAGAATGCGCAGGACGTGATCCAGCCGTTAGTAAGCGCCAACGACAGCCCTAACACGAACACAAGATATTTCAATGCCGCGCGGGGTGCGTTCAACCTGATCGGTGTGCCGGCCGCGGCGATCGGACTGACCACGTTGGGCGCGGTGGGTGGACCGATCTCGCGCGCCGTCGCCGGGGCGGCTCTGCAGTATGGCACCTCACCAGCGTCGGCGTCGGGGTTCGCCGGGATGGTGGCCGGCGAGAAGGGCGCCCAGCTGCCAAAGGAGACCAAGCCTGGCGAGTTACCTGAACTACCAGGACCAGCGAGCTTGCCGAGCCTGCCCAGCCTTAGCAGCGAGCAGGATCAATCCGCGCAGGACCAGGGCGCCGGAGGTGGCTTGCTGCCATGGGGCCTGATGGACGATGTCGCGGTGCCGGCCTGGCGCGTGGCTGCGCCGATGCTGTCGCGCCTGCCAGGTCCGGTGAAGGCGGGTGCCCTAGGGCTGGGGGCGCTGACCGGGGCCAAGAGTTTCCTCGACACCACGGCACCCTGGCGCGGCGAAGACGCACGCCCGCCGAAGGCGGCCGAACAGGCGGCGCAGCCATGAGTTGGTTCGTCGTGTCTGGCGCCAGACAAACAGCCGAAAATACCCGTCGCGTTGTCTCTTGTGTTTTGTGTGCGAATTACACACACAGTCTAAACGACACAGAAAACACTCATAATATCAATGGCTTATACCTGGTTTGTCGCCCTACAAACCCCTCTGAAAAGTAAAGCCCTGGACAAATATACACTAATGATTTCAATGACTTAGCCGACGTTGTTGTGTGTAGTGTTGTGCGATATTTGGCGGTTGATGTGTGAATTGCGCAGGAGGCGGTGATGTCGTGGGTGGCGTGGGGGGCAATACTGGTGGTGATGGTGGCGGGTCCGGTATTGGCGTGGACGGTGATCCGCCTGCCGCCGGAGGATTGATTGCCGGCAATGGATATACCCCCTCAAGGTATCCGGCCATAAAGTCGCCGTGTGTCCTGGTTCGCACACAAGACACGACAGATCGTGCCAGACATGGATCGAAAACATGCTGATTATATCTGGTAAATTCTGTGTAAGCAGGCCACGACAAACCAGTGTGCGAATGATTTTCAAACGCCACCAGACAAAGTCAGCCCTTCTGGTAACGCCGCACGACAAAGCCCGCCGCATTGATCGGCAGACCGGGCGCCCAACCTGGGGTCCGGCGCATCACCTTGAGCATCAAATCCAGGGTCGGCTCGGCGTCGGTCTCGGGGACTTCCGCGATCAGCTCGTCGTGGATGGTGGCGATCAGCGGTTGCTGCACCAGGGTCAACATCGCCTCGACCATCACGTCGCGGGCCACCGCTTGCGTAACATTTTCCGCGACCTTGCCCGGCCACGATCTCAGTCTGAGCCAGTTGCCACCCAGCGAGCCGAGATAGGTGAACTCGTCGAAGCCCTTGTCGTTCTGCTCGATCCGCGGGTGCCTGTAGACCAGATGCCGGCCGCTCGGCAGGCGGATCAGCAGCCGGCGAGGACGATGGATGAACGTCAGGAAACCTAACCGTTCCGAGGCGCCAGGACCGGCCCGCAACACCCGCATCAAGGTGCGGTGCCCCTCCCACCACAACGTCACGATGTGAGCGTTCAGGGCACGCCACGCCATGACCGCGTCCATCGCCTCGATCTCGCTAAGGACCACGTTGTAAGAGAGCGCGGTCTGCCGGAACCGCTCGGCACCCATACCGAACCCCGCGGCCAAAACTAACACTTTGCCCAGCTGTCTGTTAGTGGAGCCGATGGCGTTGGCGGTGGCCGTGTAGATGTCCTTACCGGCAGCGAACACCGTCAGGGCGTCCTGCTGGCCAGCCAGCCAGGCCAGCACGCGGGCCTCGATCTGCGACAGGTCGGCGACCACCAGCCGGTGCAAGGGCGCCGCCATGATGGTGGAGCGCAGGCAGCTGGCGACCACGCCCAGGGCGCTGTCCTCGAACAGCATGGCGAGGTCGTCGGGGGTGGCGCCTGAGCGGATCGCGCGGATCGCCGCGGGCACGTCCCTGATCGATCCCCGGAACAGGTTCTGCGGCTGGAACCGCCGACCGGCCCAGCGTCCAGTGCGGCCGGCGCCGTAGAATTGAAAAGCACCCTTTACGCGGCCGTCCAGGGACCGTGCGGCGGCGATGGCGGCCAATTTGGCGGTTGACGCCCGGGAGGCGTCCAGACGGGCCTGGAGGACCTTCCTGGGGCCGTCCGGCAGGCCAGGGTCCGCGAGCCAAGCTTTCACCGTGTCACGCTTAAGGTCGGGCATGTCGACGCCCTGGAAGAACAGCCAGGTGCGCAGCTGCGCTACCTGGTTCAGTGAGGTGACCTGGCCGTTGGTGAGCCGCACTACGTCACGGCCCAACTGGTCCCGCGCCCGCTCGGTCAGCGTCGCCAGGTCCTGCACGAGCGAGTAGTCGATGCCGAGACCACGCTGGTTGATGTGGTGGTCCAGCTCGAATACCTGGCGCTCGCGCGGGGAGAGTTCAGGCAGGCGGCTGTCCAGCTCACGCTCGGCGAGGACGTCTTGAGCGCAGTATTCGCAGAGCTTCTGGAACCGACCGGGGTCGGTCTCGTGCCACCAGGTGGTCGGGTTCAAGGACCGTGGCCGGGCGAACCGCAGCATCAAGTCTCGCGCGGTTGGATCTTTGCGGAACCGCAGACCTATGGCTCGGCCGCCCACGTCCAGGCTCGCCGGATAGCCGGCGACCAAACTTCGGGCCATGGTGCAGGACCACTGGGGCAGCGGAACTACAGGCCAGCCATGAGGGACCAGTTTGGCGAAATACATTGCGTGTTCAAACATATAATTATGCGCAACGACGATGGCCCCGGATTGAACCGCATTTACGAAACAAGCAGGCGGCGGCCCGGTTAGCCAGGTCTCGACCGGTCCCGCATCAATCGTGAAGCAAGCCACGGTGATCCGCGTGGACAGATGCTCGGCATAAGCATGGGCGCCGGTGCGGCGTAAATCGGCGAGACTTGTAGTTTCAAGATCAAGAATTATGCGCACGGATCAGAACGCTGCGTTGAGAGGCGACGCGTTGCGCAGCGTAACGTAGCGGGGCCGCGCGGGGCGCGAGACGGACAAAGTGTCGGACATTTTGTCCGGTGAACCAAACTAGAACACGTTGCGGTGTGCTGCGGCGCAGAACGTCGTGACGCGGTGCAGCACTGCAGAGCGCGGCAAGGCGTTGCGCGGCGCAGCAGAGCGAAGCGCCGCGAAGCGCGACGAGGCAGAGCGTTGTGTGGCGTGGCGCGGCGCAGCGGAGGTTTCACTTGCCAGGACGAGGCAGCAACTTGAGCTGATCTGCCACGGCTAACATTACCTGCCCCACCGGTAACGGCTTCACATCGTCAGGCACGCTGCGGACAACTCGCTCGGTGGTGAGGTGCTGGATCATGCCCAGCACAGACAGCTCACGGGTGGCAGCGAGCAGCGCATCATTGGGCATGGCGTTGGCGGTTTCCAACGCACGGCCCATGGTTGTGCTGGCGCGGCGGGCGGTGCTGCGGATGCGCTTGCGGGCGTGACCACCGAAGGACGCAGCCTGTTCGGCCGGCAGACGCTTGTAGCCAGTGCGGTAAACACACTGAAACAGGGCACCTGCTTCGCGGTTCGCGAGTTTGATGGCGCGCATGATGAGATACCGCCGCTGCAAGATGTCCACACCGATGGTCGCGGACAGCGCGGTATATGTGGCAGTCTCACCGATCGTCGTGGCCAGGAGACGATCGGTCAGCCGGCGGATGTCCGGCGAGGATTTACGAAGCGTGAACACGGTGTGACGTCCTTTCGTTGGAATAGCGTTGCGTTGCGCGGTGCAGCGCAGCATCGCGCGGCGGTGCGGGACAGTGCGTTGTGTTGAGTAGCGGGGCGTTGCACCGCAATGCAACGCAAGGCGGAGCGTGGCGAGGCGCGGCGCCGTGATGTCAAGCAGCGAGCAGTTCGCGATTGTTCTGCCACACGAGCTTGTCCAGTGCGAACCGTCCGTTGATACCGCCTTTTTCGGGGCGGAACCGACCGACGCCGATATAGAGACCCGCCAACTCCAGCATCTCGCGGAACACCGGCTCGGTGATGATCGGGTCCAGTATGTGAATGTCAAAGGTCGTGGACCACTCCGGCATGATTGGAAAGCGACGCGTCACCCGCTTGCCGGAGCCTCGCACACCATCTGCGTTGGCAGAAATCGTGACCGAGACCACTGTTGCGGGGTCAATGTTGAGGCTCGGGTCTTCCAGCAGGAAAATCCCGGCAGTAAACTTGGCCGTCCAGGTCGCCTTACCTTGTCCTGGGATCTGACGCTTGGAGTATTTGGCGGCAGCCGCCAGGGCCTGTTGAAAACCATGTGCCGGTAACACGACAGTCAGTTTGCCGTCACGCACGGCGGTGTTGAGTTTGGACCGCCAGGTGCGAGCGTCATAGGCGTCAGGGCTTTCGCTTTCCAGGCGTGGTTCGTCATGCTGGTGCGACTGCGACAGGGGTGAGATGCCACGGAGTGTGACTGTTGCGATGGAGGATTTCATGGTCAGGTTCCTGTTTGCGGTTGCGTTACGATGATAGCGCGTTGCGTTGCAGGGAGTCGCGGAGCGCCGCACTACGGAGCGCCACGAAGAGTAGCGGGAAGAGGCGGGGCGCTGCGGAACAGTGCGATGCGTTGCGGGGAGGAGCGATACGCCGCGAGACGGGGTGATGCGTAGCGATGCGTCGGCGCGACAGAAATCAGAACGGTGGATCGTCATCGTCGACACCTGCCGACGCCATCGCGCCGGGGCCGCTATATTCATCAAAATCATCAGGCGCGGCCTTGCGACCATCGATCCGCTTGGTGTCGGTCCTACAAATTTGCAGGTTGTTCAGGGCGAACGAGACACCTTTGTTACCAGCTTGATTATAAGTAAAAGGTGCCACCGTGGCGCGGGCCATCTGACCGGCCCAGATGTCTTCCGGGACAGTGATCTCAACCCGCCGTGCATCCACCAGACCCGGACGTGATTTAGACCACGGACTAATGTATGTTCCGCCCGGAATGTCGTAGCCGGCGTAGGATTTCTCACTGCACTTGCGGAACGGCAAACGGATGCTCTGGATAAAGGCTTTGTCCCGGGACTTGCCTTGTCCCCACTCTTCATCGATCGCTTCCATCACCGCTGTGCGCAGATCGTTGTAGGCGGGATCACGCTGCGCGGTCTGATCGAACAGCAGCGACACCTGATACACCGGATCGCCGCCCGGGGCGCGGGGGCGCGGCGAGAACAGCACGGGAAAGCTCAAGATGCCGATGGGCGTGCGGATGGAACTCATGGTGAAGGGTCTCCCAGGATAAAGTCGATGGTATATTTGAGCGACAGGATGACGTCGGTGATCTGGTCCTGCACCGTGCGCAGATCCCGCAGATCACGCACATTCTCCAGGTCGAGTATGCAATCGGATATACGCTGACGTCCCAACGTGATGCACTGCTTGAGCGCCATGAGGTGGGCGTCGGCTTCAGTAAGACCCAATGTGGCCTCCTCTGTGCTGAAGCTTGTGACATGGTGTGCAGAGCCATTTGACCTGCAATGGCTGACTGTAGTCAGCATGATGCGCTTCTGCGGGAACATCAGAACATTGCTCGCAAGGCTGCCGCGCAAGTCTGCCCGTGCGGAGAGCAAGCCGAACTAAATAGCGGGCCTTCCTTAGCGCGTTCAGGATGCCGTTGCTCATACAGTTTCTGGTTTATGATAGCGACCTGTCTGCCGTGATCTGTTGCGTAGTAACGTCTGTTGTAGTCGGCATACCGCCCTTCAGCCTTTGCCTTAGCCACCGCGCGCTGTCTCGTGACACGTCCCTTATCGGTCTGCGCGTAACGACGCTGGCGAGCCTTCGCCGCTTCAGTCAGGGCCATCGCTGAAATCCTCCGCTGCGTCTGGGTTTTTAGTGCGTGCCAGCTTGACGCCGGACGACTTGCTCTCGACCCAGCCTTCCGCGATGTCCTGCCAAAGGCCGCGATCTTGTGCAGTGCGCGTCAGTAGCTTTTCCATCTGCGCCGGCGAACGTAGTCGGGTCTCCCGGATCACATGATCGGGCACGTTCATAGTCTGCAGCACATTCATTATGACGATGTCGTCCTTGACCCATTTACGCGTGGGCCGCGTCGGGACCAGTTCCCAGCCGGGGATACGCACCTGGCGCTGCAGCTGTTCCAACGCAAACGCCTGCAACGCGTTGATCCACATCTGGGCACGCTCGGCGGTATCCAGGTTGCGGGCCAGATCGGCCGGGTCAGCGGGCAGGACATGATCGGCGAAATCACGCTTGGCCATCTCGTTGGCGTCCTGCATCAGACGGGGGCACGCGTGGATCGCCGGACAGAACCGGCACCAGGGACCGGGGACCAGCGGCGGGTTGTCCTGGGCGCACGCCTCGACGCCGGGGACCAGCACCTCGTCGATCCACATCAGAAGATCCACCGGTGTGATCTGCCAGGATCTGACCGGTTCGCTGCCCGGCGCGTTGGGCTGCACGACGGTGAGCTTGATCCGCTTGAGCCGGCGCAGCTGGTGTTTGGGAAGCTGCCGCAGGACCCCCGCGGCGTAATACAGCAGCTGCGGATTGTCCTGCACCATGACAAACACGCCGGAGCCGTTCTTATAATCGATGATCTCCAGCGTGTCGGTCTGTAAGTCTAAAAGCGCCACATCAACGCGGCCGAACAGCAGGACCGGCGGCGGCTGGGAGGGCAGGAAATAGTCGTTGAGTTCGACCTGAAACTCGCACCGGACCCAGTCGCTCTGGTGCGCCGCGCGATGCACGTAGTCGAGCATCACGTTAACGCCGTCGATCAGGTCCTGGTCCACCGTGATGGTATGGCCTTCCACGTCGGCGGTGACGCCCAGCTCGGTGTCGTCGACCTTGCAGGTCCCGGGACGTTGTCCCAGCGTGACGGCAACGCCAAGGGCGTTCTCAATGTAGTCGTGCGCCAACGTGCCGGTCGCGGCGTAGATCGACGCCGGGCGCGGCGGCGCGGTCACGCTGAGCTGGAAGCTGCCGGGGCAGTGCAGCCAGCGATGCGCGCCGGAAGCGCCCAGCAGCGAGTGGGCCGGCGTCTTCACGACGAACCCTCCTCGCGCTCTGCTGGTTCATAGGTTGCCTCAAAGATGTCTGGCTTACAGGGGTAAAGTTCGCCTTTCACGCCTCGGATTATCCAGTCACCCTCGTCGGCCCGCATGGTGCCCTCAAGCGTTTGGATCTGGACGAAGACACGACCCTGCGCAAATTTCCCCATGCCGTGCGTAATGCAGACATTCTGACTGACCGCATCGTGAAACCAATCCGGCCACAGCATTCTTTGCTCGACGCGAACCGCATCGATTACCACCGGCTTCTTCCGCCAGCTGCTCATGGCACCGGGACCTGAGTGGGTGTCGTCTCGGCGGGTTCCGGCAACGAGGGCAGCTGCTGCCATTCATTGCCCAGCTTGACCACCAGCCGCCAGACCGTGCCGTCCGCCGCCAGCCCATACAGGATGTCCGGCAGGCTAGGATGGTACGACGCTGCCGCCGCGATCTGAATAATCATGGCCGCTCGATGAAGTCGGCGGGGAGCTTCAGCGCGGCCCGCAGGGCGAATTCAAACTGCTCCGCGATGTATTCGACCACCGCCTTGATGTAGACTTCCTTGTCCGCCGGTTTGACCGAGATCTCGATCGCATGGGCGATGGTCAGGATCTGCTGGTCCCCTTCGGGCAGCTGGTCATCCCGCAGCGTGGTGTGGATCACCCGCCGGCGGCTCACCGGCGTATCCCCACTTCATGGGCCAGCTTCATCACGCGCTGGTAGAACGCGTGCCCGTTGGTGACGTCGACGTCGTAGAACTTGGCGACGCCGAGTTCCTTCTGCAGCGCCTTGACCTGCGCCACATGCCCCGCGCTGTAAGCTTCGCGGACCAGCGCCAGGGCGTGGTCCTTGGCTTCGCCCGGCGACATCGAGGGCGAATTCAAACCCAGCGCGTCGTCGCTATCATCAGTGTCCAGGTCACTGGTTGCGCTGAGATCCACCACGGGATCGGCTGCCGGTAGACTGACCTTCGCCTGTTTGGCGGCGCGGGCGTTCGCCGCGGCCGCCACACGGCCGGGCGAAGGGGTCTTCGCCGGCGCCGGATCTGGAGCCTGCGCCGCGCCCCCGACCCGCATGGGTGCCTCATCGGTGCCGTTGCCGGCCAGCGGGACCATGTTCGCCTTGATACCGGACATACGCAGCATGTCGTCGATCCGGGTCATGATGTGGGCGCGATCGGCTTCGGTCTCTAAATCGAATATGACGTTAACCTGCACTTGCATTGATCTGGTCCCCTTGTAGTTCGGCGATCTCGTGGGCCTTGCGCCGGAACACGGTCATGATCCGCTGGTCGAGCGTGCCGGGCAGGTAGAGGAAGGACGCCAGCACGCTGTCGTGCTGGCCCAGACGGTGGGCGCGGCAGATCGCCTGGACGTTGTCGCCTGGCACCCACGAGGGTTCGACGATCGCCACCTCGCTGGCGGCGGTCAGGGTGATGGCGGTCCCGGCTGCCTTCACCTGGCCGATGAACACCCGCACACCGGCACGGCGCTGAAACAGCTCCACCGCATTGGTGCGGCCCAAGGGTGAGGTCTCGCCGGTGATCACCACCGGATCGAAGTCGGCGAGGCCACGGCGCAGATGCTCGATCACCGAGAGATGCCAGGCAAAGAGCAAAATCTTGTTGGTCGACTGCAGGCGTTCGTGGACCCAGAGAATGGCGGGCGACACCTTGAGTTCGCCCAGCTCGCGTCTGAGGGTGGCGAGTTCGCCGTCTGGGATCTGCAGAGTCTTGAGCAGCTGATTGTCGGGGGCTGTCGTGAGACCCCAGGTCAGACGATTAGCGAGTGCCTGGGCCTGCGGGTTGAGCGCCTGGCCCTTGAGGGGCTGGTCCAGCGCCACGTCCTGGCACTGCAGCGGCGGCAGCTCGGGGAGAACATCATCTTTGCGACGGCGCAGGACCACCCGTGCCAAGATGGCACGTAGGTGGTCTTGGTGTTTCGAGCCGGCGATCTGCCGGCCGTAAACCGTGTCCCGATAGCGAGTGTATCGTTCCTCGAAGTCCTGCTGGCTCATACGCTGGCCGGCGCGAGGAGACCCGTGCGGCCACAGCAGGGACCAGGGCCACAACGTCCGGCAGTGCTGCCAGAGTTCACCCGCATGGTTCGGCGTCGGCGTGCCGGACAGCAGGATCACCCGGTGGGCATTGGCCTGGATGCCCTCGTTGTCACTACGGACACCGTAGACTGCCTTGGTGCGGTTGGAGAAGTTCTTGAGGTAGTGGGCCTCGTCGATGATCAGCAGGTCCCAGGGATTGGCGTGACTGGCGAGCAGGTTCGGGACGTTGCTCTCGGCCGGGGACAAGTCGTCGTAGCCGATCACCAGGATCAGGGGACCGGAATATGAGAGGATCTGCTGGACCTTGCCGGTGAGGGTGCCCGGTTCGACCAGGAACACCCGGGAACTCCACAAGGGGAACCAACGCTCGATCTCGTCCCGCCAAACCCTGCGGGCGCCCGCAGGACAAACAATCAGGACACGCCGTGCTACCAGGTGGCTGGCAGCGGTCAGGGCCTGGCGGGTCTTGCCCAGTCCCGGGTCGTCACACAGGAGAACAGCTTTGTGGTCCCGCAGCGAGGTGGTCAGCCAGGTGGCGCCCGCGGCCTGGTAGTCACGCAACGGCGGGCAAGTATTAATGGTCTGAGGTTTTAGCTTCGCTGCTAAAGTAACAGACACAGTTGTCCCCTCCCCGCTATTTGTGGTCCTCTTGCGAGGACTACAATCGGGCCTAACTAGGGACCAATGTGTTGTGTGTCTTTTGTCGTGTCAAGCAAAAACTACAAAACTTAATCCGCCTGCTGGATCGACGGCAATGGCCGACCACCAAACGATGTGTGGTCAAAGTCGATGCCGGCCTGCCGCAGCATCGCCTTGACCTGCTCCATCCATTCCTGCGTTTGAAACCCAAAATCCGATAGCTGACAGACCGTATGCACGCCGGCTTCAACGCGGGCTTCGGTGACCGCTCTTCCGTCTTCGGCCTCCTTGGCGCGGAACCGCCACCCCAAGGGCGTGTCCGGATCGAACCTGATGGCGCTCCAGGGCGCATGCATGGCGTAAAAGAACGCGGCTTCATCTGGGCTGATCACCATGGCGCAACCGGCATACCCATACCGGGCGAACACCATCTTAACTTCGTCGAGCGCCTTCTGCAGGCGCGGATCATCGACGGGTCGATTGTTCATGGTCATGACTGATTAGCTCCAAACAATGCAAGCAGTGCCGCTTCGGCCCGGCCATCGTCCGAGGCCCTGGCGAACCGGCCGGCGGAGGCAGGAAACAGCCGGGCGGCGATCAGGCGGGCTTCATTCTTGTCGGGACCAAGCCGAAAGGCCCGTTTCCACTCGTTGGGCGTGACCAGGCTGACCGGCACACCCAGGGCAGCGAGAACGCCGCGGACCAGGCCATAGGCCATGCCGAACGAGAACGAGCTGGTCACACCCTGGCCGGGAAGGGCGTGGACCCGCTCGATCCAGGCGCAGTCCGGCTCGAACACTCGGAGGGTGGCGGCCAGCCAGCTCTCGCTGATCTGCCGCCGCTTGGTCTTGCCGACCCGCACCGCGACGCTGGGCATATCCACCACGATCAGCGCCTCCAGGTCGCTGTCCCACATGGCCAGCGCGCCGGTGGCGCCCGGGTCAACGCCCAAAACACGCGTCACCGGCGCACGGTTGTAGGGGTGTTGTTGCGTGGCGGTGGTCGCATCTCGTCGTGGTCCACCAGGAACTCCACGCATTTGTAGCCTTCGTGTTCGATGCAATACAAGATGGCGCCGAGGAACTTTGCCGGGATGCTGCCGCGCTGCTGCCACATCTGGACACGGTTGTAGGTCAGCCCGTGTCCGGGTTGACGTCTGGTCAACAGATCCAACAAACCCTGGGGTCCTTGGAAAACACGAAACACGTGCGGCACATCGATGGTCACCATTTCGTGATCCCTTTCGTGTAGGTTTTTGTCACATGTCAAATTCGTGAAGCTGAAAAGGCCGAACACATTAACGCCTTGCTACCGGCGGTGTCACGCCTCGCATTACGGGGATAAGACGCACCACCAGCTGTGGGTATTCCCCGTTCCAGTTGTGAACAGGATGTGACAACACAACCGCCTGTGCCTTACAAAAGTGTGACAACAAATTGTAGGGCTGTTAACACAATTTGTTGTGTTGCATACCAAACGTGTGTATCACAGCCACTGTCAGTTAGGCACTGCCTAGTTGACACGGGCGTTAGGTCCGGTCACCAAAGCCAATAGTTCTAGCAAAGGACACCCACACCATGCCAAGGAATGCATCGCTGAAAAAAGGACTTGATGACACGACCGTTGTCGCTCCACCATCTCCTCCACAAAACGTCGGGGGAGTGGACAATGACACAGCACGACAAAACGTCGTTAAAAGCGGTGGTCCGTCCCGACCAGAATACGCCCGGTTCGCCGACACCCTGCGTCCGAAGTGGCCCGCCGGATCTGGGGGACCACCACGGATGCCAGGGGCTATACCGTGGCCAGCAACCGGGACCGGATCGGGCACTACCTCGCCGGGAGCAACTACCCGGAGCCGAAGAACCTGATCAAACTCGCCGAGGTGCTGGACCTTCCGGTGGAGGACCTCGCCATCGACAAGCCGGTCTTCGTCGCGGGCGCTGGCGCCTCCTACCGTGGCGGACGCCAGCCGGGGGACATCCAGATGACGGTGCTGGCGGATCATCCGAACAAAGCCCGTCTGGTGTTCGACCGCACGGTCGACTTCGAGACCGCGATGCGGGTCCTGCAGATGATCAAGGAGGACGAACGCAAGGCCCTGCAGACGGCGATGCCGCCGACCGGGCGCTCGTTCGGCAAGCCAGAGCCAGAATTACGCGGCCCGGCACACAATCCGAGTGTCACAGCGCCAACAGCAGCCTGATGAGGCTACTGACGCAGCACCAAGCCGCCGAGGTGATGCGCTGTTCGATCGCAAAGATCGCGCGGTTGCGGCGCGATCACGGGCTGCCCTGGATCAAAGGGCGACCTGTCCTGATACCCGAAACGGAGTTCTTTACGTGGCTAGAAAGTCAAACGATCCGACAAGTGTCCGCACCAGTCGTCTCAAGCAAAACAGCCAAGGCTATTGGGAAATCTGGTTCACCGAACAAGACGGGGGGACCGGTCCCGGCAGCTATAAAACCAAGCGTCTCTCATGCCGCACGAAGGATTACGTTGATGCGCAAGCGGTCCTGAGCCGGTTCCTCGATGCCGAACGGCAGAACGCCGGCGCCAGGATGGGCTGCGGCGCGGCGCCTACGGTGGACGAGCTATGTGCGCGGTGGCTGGACCACGTCGCGCCGATGGGCAAGGCGAAGACCGGGCGCTACGTGCTGGCGCCGGTCCGCGAACGGCTGGGCAAATACACCGTCGACCAGCTGACCGACGCACGGCTGCAGGACTATCAAGCGCGGCGCGGCGTCAGCGCGGGCAGCATACGCCGCGAGCTGGGCGGTCTGCGCACCGTGCTGCGGTGGGCGGCGAAAAAGAAACTCATCGCCGGGGTGTCGGTGCCGGAGTTCGAGCTGCCGCCGCCGGAGGGACCTAGGGTGGTGTTCCTGAACCGGGACCAGGAGCAGTGGTTCTGGGACCAGGCCATGGCGTGGGGGACCACACAGCGGGCACACACGCCCCTGGAGAGCGGGTCTCGGGTGAGTTTGTTCGTGGCGCTGGCGCTGGAGACGGCGGCACGCCGGGGCGCAATCTATGACCTGACCTGGGACCGGGTGGACCTCGAACAGGGCCTGATCGACTACCGGGTGCCGGGCCGGCGGGTGACCAAAAAGAGAAGGGTGCAGGTGCCGATCTCAGACCGCCTGGCGCCGGTGCTGGAGGCGGCGTGGCTGGCGGCGCCGAAGGATGCGGACGGGAGAGCCACGGGACGGGTTCTCGGGGCTACAGGGTGCCTGCGGCGGGCGTTCTGGGTGATGTGCCACACGCTGGGGGTGCCGTGGGTGACGCCGCACGTTCTCAGGCACACGTGGGCCTCGTTGGCGGCAATGAACGGTGTCTCGTTGTGGGACATCGCCCAGGTGCTGGGCGACACGATCGCCACGGTGGAGGCGAACTATCTGCATCTCACGCCGGGGCACCTGCGCAGTGCGATCAACCACAAGGCCCGGTCACCGGTAACCGCAGGAGCATCACCATGAGCGGCCTGACCGAAGAAGACCAGCTGAAGATCGCCGTCATGAAAGTCGATCTGCTGCTTAAACGCCGGCAATCATTCTGGGAGACACCGCGAAACCTTGCGCTGATCATCACGGCGGTCGCGGCAATCGCCGGCCTGATCGGGTTCAAGCTGGGCAGCCAGCCGCAGACCATCAGTGTCAATTTCGGTCAACCACTGACCGTGCAGATGCTGCCGGGGAAGGCACCATGATCATATTCGTCTTCATCCTTGTCGGCGCCGGTCTCGTCATGGCCGGCATCGCCGGTTGGCGCCGTTGGGCCGAAGAAGAAAACATGACGTTTAAACGAGACACGCCCGAAATGCAGGAACGTCGTGAGCAGTTGCGACAGGCACGACGGGTCCGTGATCGTTCCTGGCCAGTGTGAAAAACTCAGGCAGAAAAGGGGTTCAAGCAAATGAACGCACCCTACTCGTCCTATCACCCGTCGCCGGCGCTCGATCTGCAGGAGTTCCTGACCCAGGAAGAGGACCGGCTTAACATGCTGGGCTGGAAGGTCCTGCCGATGGGCGCGATCGTCATGCTGTCGGCGGTGCCGTCCAACGTGGACTGGCCGATACCGTCAGACGAAGAGCGGCTGGCGAACCTGCTGGATACGCTGGACATCATAGATCAGATGAAGGTGCTGGTTGAAGAACAGATCGT